TACAACGTCAACAGCCTGCGGGAAACGGGCTTTCATCTCCGGGTCGTGAGTGATAGCCATAATCTTGAGCGAGGAATACCGTTTCTGGATGGCCTCGAGGGCGTCGCAGTAGGCCTGTACACCCTTGTCGTCGAGGAACGGCGGTTCGTCAATAAACAGGAATCCGAGCTGCACTCCTGCGGTGCTGCTCTTGAGCTCCGCCAGCGCAAGGATGACCGAGAGGGCCGCCTTAACGCGCTCGCCGCCGGAACGGCTCATGTAGGGCAGAGCTCCGGTCGCTGCATCGTTCACGATAATGTCCAGCGCGGTGACCTCTTTCTTGCTGTTGCTCTTGAGGGTCTTTTCCATGCGCATCTCGATGCTCATGTGGCCGCCCGACATCTGGCTGATGATGCTCGTCGCGGTCGCCTCGAACAGCGGGACGATGCTGCGGACGATGTTATGCGGAATACCGTCCTGAGAGAAAGCCCGCTTGAGTTCCTCGTAGCCCGCTGCAAGCTGGCCCTGTTCCGTCGCCTGACGGCGAAGGACTTCGAGCTTTGCCTCCGCTGCCTCGATTTCCTCCATCTGCCTGCGGCTGTGTCCGGCCTGCTGGTCCAGCTCCTCAATTTGGATGTTGTCCACCGTGAGGGCTGCATCCGCCTCCGCGTACTGCTCTTTGAGCTCGTCCATGTTGGCCTGCGCCTTTGCAAGGGCCGCCAGCTCCGCGTTGATGCCATCAATCGCGGTCCGGGCCTTTTCTGCGTATGTCAGGAGCTCCGTGAGACGGGTCTGCGCCGCGCTCTTTTTGGCCTCTGCGGCCGGGAGCTGCTTTTCCAACTCGACGTACTTCTTCACACCTGCAAGCTGCGCCTCAATGCTGGCGAGCTCTGCTGCGTTCTGCCGGAGCTTTTTCAGCTCGTCCTCAACGACGAAACGGTCTGCCTCGAGGCTCTCGATATTGGCCGGGATGGTTTCCAGTTCCTCGTCGATGGCCTTGATGCGCTCTTTAACTTCTGCGAGGCGTTCTTTCTGCGCCGTCAGCTTTGCGAACCGCTCCGAGGCTTTCCGCAGGTCTGCAACGAGGAACCGCTGGGCCTGCAAGTCCTTGCGGCAGTTGAGGTTCTCCGCCTTTTTCTTTGCGGCCTGATACTCAGCGTCGAGCTGCTCGGCGCGCTCCTCGGCCTGCTGCCGGTAGGTTTCCAGTTCCGTCTCGGCCGCAGGCAGTTTCTTTTTGGCCTCCACCGCGTCCTGCAGGAAGCAGCACTCCGGGTTCTCGACCGGGCATCCGCAGGTTTCAAGCATGATGGCCCGGGAGCGGATATGTGTGACCTCGCTCTCTTTTATGTCAAGCCATGACTGTATCCGCGCGGTTTCTGCGTTCTTGGTTTGGAGCAGCTTCATGGCCTCTTGGTCTGCTGCGAGATGCTGCTCGTCCTGTTCTTCCAGCGCGGTGAGCCGTTCGCTTGCTCCGGCGAGGTCTGCCGCTTTCCGCTCGAGCTCGTCATAGTCCGCGAGAGCCTGCTCATAGCTCCAACATGTCGCCTGTGCGGAGAGCTTTTCATTCTCGAGGCTCTGCTTCTTCTTCCGCTGGACGGAGAGCGCGGTCATGGTGTCCCGCAGCTTTTCTTCCTTGGGCTGAATCAGGGTGGCCGTTCCGAGCAGCTCCTCCCGGCGCGCGGCGAGGCTCCCATAGCTCTGGACGCCCGCCTCAATCTCCTCTCGCTTGTCGAGGAGTGCCTGTGCATCCGTAATCTGCGTTCTGCAAGTGGCCTGTGCCTCTGCGTTGACATTCTTTTCCGCCGCCCACGAGACGAGCTCGCTGGTGAGCTTTTCTGACCGCCTCTGTGCCTGCTTGGCGATGTCGAGCTTGGTCTGTGCCTCGCTCATAGCCTTTGTGTGGAGGGCTCTGTCTGCCACCGCTTTGGCCTTTGAGAGTGCGGTCTTGTTGACGGCTGCCTCGACCATCGCCCTGTCCGGCATCACGCGGTTGGTCTCCTCCTGCACATCCGCGATGCGCCGGAGCTCTCGGTTGGCGTCTGCTGCCCGGTTGGCCGCCATGCTCTCCATGCGGTCATAAATGCCGAGGCCGAGGATGTTCCCAAGAATTGCCATGCGGTCCGCCTTGTCGGCCTGCAAAAAGAGGCCGTACTGGTCCTGCATGATAAGGCCGGTCGCCTTGAGCGTCAGGCTGTCCATGCCGATGGTGTTCTCGATGATGGCTTGTGTGTCGCGGTATTTCTCCGCGCTGCGGTTCTGCCAGCTCTCGTTCACATACTCGGAGAGATTCAGCGTCGCCTTGCCGCTCTTTGTGCGGGTGCGGGTCACGCGGTACAGCTTGTCACCGAGGTAAAAAGTGAACTTGATGGAGCCGCTGCGGGCATCCGGGTCGTTGCAAATCCAGCCCGTGAGGTCGCCCTCCCGGGGCTCCTCGAAAAGGGCGTCCAGCATGGCGTCCATAAACAAGCTGGATTTACCTGCGCCGTTCTCTCCGTTGATGGTGGCGAAGGAAATGCCGTCGTAGCTGAACAGCTCGTCGCGGTAGTTGCGGTAGTTTTTGACCTCAATCTCCACCGGCATAAACACGCCAGTCGGGGTCTCAAGGCGGCCTTTTTCCATTGCCTCCGAGATAATCGGACGGGCCAGCTCAATGATGCGCTGGGCGTCCTCCGGGCTCTTTTCCTTTTCGGTGAGGTACTCCGCGAGGTTCTGCTCCGGGCTGTTGTCGCCGTGGAGCTCGTCGCGGTTCACACTTGTCGTGATTTCCTCCGGCGTGATTTCGGAGACGTAGAACACGCCGCCGTCATAGAGCCTTTTCTCGAGGATGGCTTTGTTGAAAGCCTTGTTTGTCTCGTCCGAACAGGTATAGAGAACGCGGACGATTTTTCCCTTGAGGCGGTCAGGTACAACAACCCGCTCTGCACTCAGCATTGCGCGGATGTCGTCCTCTTCGAGGCGGATGGTCTCGAACTCCCGGTAGGGCGTTTCGATGTACTCACTCCATGCCTCCCCGTCGTCGTCGATGTCGTGGATGTAAAAACCTCGCGGCTGATTCTCGTCGTTGAAGTTGAGGCCGGTAATGCTTCCGCAGTAGAACACCGCGCGGCCTGCCTCCGGGAGCTGCTGCGGCCGGTGGATGTGGCCCAGTGCCACGAGGTCAAAGTCTGCGGCTTTCAGGGTGTCGGGGTAGATGACGGGCTCAAACTGTGCAAATAGCGCGGTCTGGCCGCTCTCCATGTTGCATCCCGGGACGGTGAAGTGCGTGGACAGGATGCTCGTCACGCCGGGCTCGCACTGGGCCTTGAGGCCGATGACAACCTTTGCCAGCTCGTCTGTAAACACCTGCGTCTCCTCCTCCCGGGAGAGGCCCGGGTGCGCTGCCCGGTGTACACCACGGTCAAAGCCCGGTATGCAGGCCACATCTACGCGCTGTCCGTGGTAGGTGTGGATGTGGAGCACCTCCGGCTCCGTTACAACGCTGACCGAATCGTCGCCGTAAAACGCGGTCACCAGCATCTCGAACTGCTCCTCGCTGTCGTGGTTCGGAGTGCCGCGCAGCACGACGGTCGGGGCCACGTTGGAAAGCCGCCGGATGTGGTCGATGGCCGTCCGGCTCTCGCGGAGGCCTCTATCCGACCACACGCGGGCCTGATGGAAGATGTCGCCAGAAACGACGATAAGGTCCGGCCGGTACTCCTCCGCGTACATCGCCTGAAAATCGAGGCAGCGGCAGATGTCCTGAAAGCGAGCATTCTGTCCGCCGACCTCCGGCCCGGGAAAACTGCCGATGTGCCAGTCGCCGGTGTGCAATACTTTCAGCATTACATACCCTCCTTGAGAATCTCCTTGATGATGTCGTCGAGCTTGCCGCGCCGCGCTGCATCTGCGCGAGACTTTGCGCCCTGAATATTCCGCATTTCATCTTCGGTCGGGACCTGTGCAGAGCCTTTATGGCCGGAGCTGATGCTGTACGAGATGTAGTCCAGTGCGAGTTTTGCGAGTTCGGTGCGGTCCGGGCCTTTGAAAGTCCCGATAAGGCGGTGGAACCGCGCGCCGTTCGTGATAAGGATGGTTGCGCAGAGCTGCGTCTCGTGAGGGAGCGTTTCGCTCTCCTTGACCTCAAACATCACCACATTGTCCGAGTTGACGGCGGCCATGCCGTCCTGCGAAAGAATCATCATAATCATTTCCTCCATGTATGGTTTTTCTGGCATTTGCGGCAGTATGCTCCGCCGAAATGCTTGTAGCTGTACTCTGCCACATCGAGGCCAATCTGCTGGCCGCAGTCTGCGCAGAACTGGCTGTCGCCGTTCTGGCCCTGCTGCCGGTCGCTCTGCGCGGGCCGCTGCTGGCGAGGCCGCTGCGCCGGTCTCTCGGGCTGCTGCTCCTGCTGGGGCTGCTCCGGTACGACCTCAAAATCCGGCTCCGGCTGCGCATATCCCTCGTCGTCATCGTCCACATAGACCGTATGGCTGGTTTTCGGGCGGCTGCCGTACAGGTCATTCGCCGCGCCAAACATGGACTTTACCGCCTCCTCGCGGACGGTCGGATTGTCAAGGTTCGGGACGAGGTAGGCCACAACAAAGGGCTTTCCGAACTCCTCGATAAGGTAACTGGACTTAATCTGCATCGCGGTGCGGAGGGCGCGGTTGAGAGCCTTGCTCTCGCACATCTCGCTGCGGAACTTCATAAATTCTGCCCGTTGCTTCTCGGTCATACCGGCCGTCACATCCTCGACCGCAATTTCCTTGTGGGCGACGATGGTGACGTTCTCGCCGGTAAGCTGCGGGACGCTGATTCGGACCTCGTGCTTGACGTCCTTGTTGGGGCAACCTCCGCAGCGAATCGGCTTTCCGATGCTGCGGTTGACCTCCGCGCACTTCTGGCAGGTGGACGGGACGACCGGGCGGCTGGAAAGAATCTTGATGCCTGCGGCTCGCATGAGCTTGGTGAGACCCTTTTTGGTGAGGGCGTACTTGGCCGGGGTCGCTTTGTGGACGTACCCCTTGCTGTCGCGCCACTCGTCCTTGGCTTTCTCCATCTCATAGATTTCGCCGTCATTGAGGTCGGTGCTGATTTTCACGGAGTTCATCACCGGCTTTTGGATGTCGGCAATCTCCGTCACGGTCTGCATCGGGACGAGGAGGTTGTACTGCGTGGGCGGGTACTGCTGCGCAATGGTGAGCGCAGCGTGTTTGTTTTGTTCGTTCATGGTTCACGCTCCTGTTGACTTTTGATGTGGAGCGAGATACAATAGGCTTGTCCGACAAGAGGGTCGCGCTTTCGAGCGCGGCTCTTTTTTTATGCCTGTGTATCCGGCTCCTGCTGCTCTGCCGCTGCTGCGGCCTCCTGCTCGTCCAGCTCCTTGAGCAACTGGGTGATGGTCTTGCCTGTCTCCTTGCGGCAGCAGGTCGAGCCCATACCGACGCGACGGGCAGCCGCGCTGCGCAGCTTGCGCGAGCATCTGCCGCAGAGGCAGAAAAGGTTCTGTTCAGCCATGTGGTTCACCTCCTTTCAGTGGTTCTTGAGCATCTTGAAGAATGCGTTGTTGATGACGTGGAACGCAAGCAGCGTGACGCCGAGCACGATAAGCCACTCGCCACCAAAGGCGAAGTAGCCGCGCGCTGCGTAGCTGGCCGGAATGAGTGCCAGCGCGGCGATGAATCCGCAGATACCGGCCGAGAGGACCTCTGCAATCCAGATGGCCGCAATGAGAATCGCTCTGTGAATCTTCCAGTCCATTTAGTGCTCCTTTCTCTTGAGGGCCTGCGCCGTCTCAATGACTGCGCGGCTGTATTTGCTGCTGTGCTGGCCCTTGCTCCACGCTGATTTCATGCCGCTGTCGCCCATGTTGTAGGCCATGAGAGCCTTGTCCGGGTCGTCGTACTTTTGGAACGCTCGCCCGAGGATGTATAAGCCAGCCTCGATGTTCTGCTCCGGGTCCATCACATCCGTAATTCCGAGCTCTTCGTAGAGCCAGCGGTGATTGCAGATGTTAATCTGCATAAGGCCGAAGTCTCCGGTGTCGCTGACCGCATCCGGCTGGTAGCTGCTCTCCCGCTCGATGACGGCGAGGGCGATTTCAAACGGGACACCCTGCCGCTCCGCCTGCTCCCGGATGTACCGTTGCAGTTCGTCGCTCATGGGCACGTCGTAGAGGAGCTCCGGCTCCTGTTCGGCCTCTGGCTGCACCTCCATGTAGGCGAGCGTCACATATTCCGTTGCCGGTGCTGCCGCTGTCTGCTGTGCGAGGTTTGCTGCGGCCGTCGTCGCGCAGGAGTAAGCCGCAATGAGTGCGGTGACTGTGCAGAAAAACGCAACGGCCGCAATCTCCATCTTTCTTTTAAGCGCATCCATAATCAGGTGTGGCGGCTGCCGTGAGCGAGCCGACCGTCCTCCGTGCGACGCGGTTGAGGATTTCTTTGACCTCTCCGCTCGTCCGGGTCCGGCAGAAGTCGTCGCAAATCTTGATTCGGGTGTTCCCGATGGTGAAGTCCTCCACGACGTTCCCGCTCTGCTTC